TTGCATGACAGCATACTACGCTATCAATGAACTTCACATGCCATACAAGGAGTTGGGTTTAGCTATGGGTTCTGACAATCTAGAGTTGCGTATGATGTGGTTATATGCAGAGGGAAACATGGGAGTTGTACAATCCCGTAACCGGTACAAAGAATATATTTTAAACCTTTAATACTTCACCAATTATGGCTGAAAAAAAAGAAAACGTGTACGTGGGCTACGTGAATGCCCCGCGAGTAGAGACTAGAATCTCTTTTACTTTAGAAGAGCTTGAAACGATGAAGCAATACGCTACATCCAAAGGGCGAGTGTATGTTGATGTTCTTGGAATTCCAGACAAGGAAGATAGCAAACGCATGAAAGCCTTCTGCTCAGTATATGACCCGAACAGTGCAAGCGAACAGCAGCGAAAGCTCGACAAGCAAAGCACTAATGAAGTGCCATTCTAAATGAAAGGTACGGGAGAGTTACGATTAAAACCCTCATCCGTTAGCGTGATTGTTTGAAGACACGCACGCCAGAAGGGTCTCTCCTACCTGCCTTCGTAGCTCAGCTGGATAGAGCAACTGCCTTCTAAGCAGTAGGTCATAGGTTCGATTCCTATCGAGGGTACAATTTAAAGCCGCGCACCTAATTGAATCTTTACCTTGTCAGGTGAGGTGGGGTGTCCAGTCTTTTACTTTGAATTTGACTGTAGAAGTAAGAGGTTAAGTCAGGAGGTGCGTGGTATTAACCATGACCCTGTTATGGTCATCAAAGACTGACAGTTCGGAAAGACGAGCCTTAATTGAACTTAATAAAACATATATAAATGGACATTTTCAGAGAAGTTTGGAACGAGTATTGCAACGAGTTGAGTTGGGAGCCAAAGCTGGGCTCTAGGATGAGGCCGGAGGTTGAGATGAGGGCAGCATTTGCCAATGCATCTGCACCTTTTTTTCATGCCAGCGTATGCGCTAGATTATTCAACAAAGACAGGACAACAGTCTCTCATTACATTGGTAATCATGAGTACTACTATATAAATAGCCCTGACTATCGCTCTGCTTTTGATGTGGCATCAAGGATAATTACAGATAAGATTGATAACATGCCTAAAGAAAATCTTACCTTAGAGGCACAAAATTTTTTAAGACCCCATGAGCAAGTTGATACAATCGAAGGACTCATTGAAACACTCAAAACCTTCAAAGAAAAAATCCAATACCGATTACGATACGGTAAATCCAAATCATTACAAGAAAGGAGGGCAGCAGGTATGGCATATGATGCTAAAAATCTGGGGAAGGGAAGCTTACATGGCTTTCTGCGAGATGAACAGCTTCAAGTACAGGATGAGAGCGGGCTCGAAACCAACGTCAAGCATAGAAGAGGACCTAAAGAAAGCGCAGTGGTATGAAAACCAAATAGAGCAACTGCGTAATGAAAAACAAGAGAGTAACGATATATCCGACAATCTATCGCACACAGGACGCAGTGATTACGTCCCTAAATACAGTGCTAACGAGGATTAAAGATGGGAAGAGCCGACCAAAGGTTGAGTTAATAAGGAACGGAGACAAAAGTCACAAGCAAGAGCTGCCTGCGGTTTGTTTTAGTGGTGTGTTTGAGGATGGTAAGCGCAGTGATGATACACTAAAGTATCATAGTGGCCTTATTATTCTTGACTTTGACCACGTTGACGCGAACAGAGCTAAATCAGCGTTAGCCGGAGACAAATACATTATGTCTTGTTGGTCCTCACCAAGCGGTGACGGAGTCAAGGCTCTTGTAGAGATTACAAATACCGAGAGGCATAGGGACCACTATCGTTCTTTAATTACATACTTCGATAAGCAGTATGGTTTAGAGCTAGATAGCACAGGAGAGAATGAAAGCAGATTGTGCTTTGAATCGTATGACCCAGACATCGTAATCAAGAATGAGTACGAGAGATATGGAGGCATGCTGTCAGAGCGTTCTCAACATCAAGAAGTAAAAGGAACGGGAGGCAAGACCGATTTTAATAAGGTCAATATAGCTGCCGCCATGATTGCTAAAGCTCCGGACGGAGAGAAGCATAGTGTTCTTGTGAAGGCTGCCAGTCTTATGGGTGGTTACATAGCTAGTGGTATTGTCGAAGAGGATGTAGCGAGATGGGTGCTTGAGAGAGAGATATCAAAGAGAGATATAGACAACATCGAAGCTGCTATCAATACTATTAATGATGGTATTGCAAACGGTAAGAACCTTCCAATTGGGGAGGTGATAAGCAACGAAGAGAAGGTTCGTAGAGAGATGAAGCTCAACGATGGCGATATGTCATTCGTAAGTAGTGATGATGTTGACTATGACTGGATTGAAAACTATGTAGATGGCAACATCCCTCTTGGATTATCTACAGGGAACAGTCGGGTTGATGAGCATTTTGTTTTCAAGAAAGAGTTTGTTATGATTAACGGGCATAGCAACATAGGTAAAACAACATTTGCTCTTTGGATGATGGTCGCCAGTGCCATGAACCATGATTGGAGGTGGGTTATCTACAGCTCTGAAAATAGAACGGCAGCAGTCAAGATGAAACTTGTTCAGTTTGCTCTTAACAAAAAGATAAGCAGCACTACATATCAGGAGAGGGCGCATGCACGAGAGTGGGTTGAGAATCATTTTATTGTGATTGACAACAGTAAAACTTACAGCTACTCAGATATCATCATATTCTGTGAGAAGGTTCACAGGCAGCAACCTATCGACGGTCTCTTCGTTGACCCTTACAATAGCCTCAAGATAGAGATGAGTGCGGGTAGAGGTGTAGGTCCTCATGAATATCACTACGAGGCAGCATCAGAATTCCTGACCTTTAGTAACAATATGGATGTAGCTGTATGGGTCAACGCTCATAGCATTACAGAGAGTCAAAGAAGAAAGGGAGACGATGGATTACAGGTAGCTCCTTATGCTGAAGACACAGAGCACGGTGGTAAATGGGTTAATCGTAGCGATTGTTTCATCACGCTCCACAGAAAGATACAGCATCCAGATGTGTTAATGCGTAGATGCGTGGAGATGCACGTTAGAAAAGTGAGAGAGGTAGATACCGGAGGAAAGCCAACTTCATATCATGAACCACTGATGTTTGAATTCAACAGTACACAGAGTGGCTTTGCATTAAGAGGTCCAGAGCCATTGTTATTCACATCGCTTGGTGAAAAAGTTGTTGGTAAACAAAGCAGCATCTAGCCTTACCTTTTAGGTTATGGCTAAAATTCGAAGGAACAAAACAAAGCCTAGCAAGAAAAGGAATTTAAATCGTGGTGGGGTAAAGCTAAAGTCAACGCTAGAGACTTATTGCTACGATAAATTAAGAGAGGCTAAGCTTAAGTTTAATTACGAAGGAGAGACGTTTCAATTGATGGACTCTTTCAGGTATCCCGGTATATACTATAAGTCAACAAGGGGTAAAGATGTTCTCGTTGATGCAACAAATAAAGTTGCTCTCGGAATAAAGTACACGCCTGACTTTGTTAGCCACGAACACAAGTTCATCATAGAGACAAAGGGATTCGTCCCGTCTCAACATACCTTCCCTTTGAGGTGGAAGCTTTTCCTGAAGTACATGGTTGAAAATGACATGGATGATTACATGTTATTCATACCTAAAAATAAAAAACAGATAGAGCACGCTGTCTCTGTCATAAAAAAACAGTTAGATGACAAAGGCTAAATTAAGTCAGTTATACAGTTACTGTACCATTGAGATACAGAGGCTTACCACGGAACTTTATGAGCAACTACACGAGCCTGAAGGAATCCCAGACGGGAACTACGAGCAGACTCTGGAGAACGTAAGAAAATATAAACGTCTAATTGTTCTTGAACTTGAGGCAATAAAGCATGCTGTTCGAGAGTTTAATAGTCATGATGATGGGAAGCAGCTTCAGAAGTGATAAGGAATGGGGTGACTACATAGAACTCGTATGGGCTAATTGGTTGCATTCGCACACGGGAGGTGATACATTCGAACACTCTAACGGTAGGGTGCCGGGTTGGGACTTAAGAAACGAAAGGACTCAAAGAAAGCACGAGGTTAAGTGGGACGCTGCTGGAAGGTCACCTTGGAAAATGCATGGACGTGAGCGTCAACCAACAGGGAACATCTTCATAGAATACAAGAACCCTACCACCAATATTGATACAGGGATTATGGCATCTGAATCAAACATATGGGCACACATTGTTAAGGTGTCTGACAGCTTTGTAGAGGATTCTTCTTTAGATTATAGTGCTTGGGCATATGTCTTTTCATTGCCTAAGCTTAGGGATTTTTGCAAAGAAGTTGGACTTCGTTCTCGCGAAACATCGAGAGATGTAGGGAAGAAGGGTAAGTCTAATTCTAAAGGATGGTTACTTCCAATTGATATGATTCTGTCAAACAAGAAGGAGTGTGGTTTGATATTGAGAGCTGAGATTACTCCTTATCTTTACTCCTCACAAAAATTTTAATATGGTTCACCTTAAAGAATTTAACTCACTGCGCGATGCGGTGAATGAAGTCATGGACGCAAGTGTAGAAGCTGCTGACCGGAAGCGAAGAAACGTTGAGGCTAGAATGGTCTTCTCTAAAATCTTGGTTGACAAGGGCCATAGTAAATCAATGGTAGGTAGGTACCTTAATAAGTCTCACTGTATAGTTGTTCACTACTGTAATCAGTTC